GGCGGCTCTGGCCGCGCAAGCCTCCATCACCGCGATCTGTTCGACTCGCATCGGCACCCGCATCCCTGACGCGCCGACGTTCCCGCTGATCCGGGTGGCGAAGGTGGGCGACTTCGGCATCGACGCGGAGGGATCATCGACCGTCGTCATCCAGGTCGAGTGCTGGGCCGACGACGATGCGACCGCATCCCTCCTCGCCCGGACGGTGCAGGCGTGCTACCTCGACCTGCGCCGCATCACCGGCGGCGGGTGGACGGCGCTGACCGACATTCCGTCCGGCCCGATCCCGACGCCGGACCCGGAGTCGCAGCGGGCGCGCTACATCCTTGAGCTCGACATGAGGATCGGGGCCTGATGCGACTCGACTTCGACCAGGCGGCGCTGCGCGCGCTCGACAACCGCGCGGACGTCGAGCGGTTCGTCGGCGACCTCGGGCAGCAGGTCGCGGACCGTGCGAACGCCCGCGCCGAGACCCTGTTCACCGATCAAGGCGGCGGCGGTGTCGGCTCGATCGAGTCGCACATCGAGCACGACGAGAAGGGCACCTACGCCCGGATCGCGTACCCGCCGGACAAGTACTACATGTGGATCCACGAGGTCGGCAGCGAGCACGAACGTCCCCGGCCGCACGTCCGTCCCGCACTGTTCGGGACGAAGCGGGCGACGGGCGGCAAGGAGTCGTCCATCAAGAGCATCCGTCAGAGCAAGTCGGCTACGGCCGCCACCAAGAGGAACCGCGCAGCCGCGACGGCACGCCGGACCGCCAAGAGGAGCAAGTAATGGGCAAGGTAAAGATCGCGCTCGAGGACCTGTTCGTCCCCGGCGGGCAGCAGGTCCGCGCGCACAGCAAGGGCGACGAGGTCGCGGCGGACACACCGGAGGACCTCAAGCGCATCCACGACGCCGGATGGGGCGACCTCGTGGCGAACCCGTCGACGAAGGCGGCTGCTGCCGTCGAACCGGACCCAGGCCCGCAGGTCGGGACCAACGCACCGACGACTGTGAAGGGCAAGTGACATGGCAACTGGTGTCATCACTCCGGCCGCGTACCTGACCGGTCCCGGCATCCTGTACACCGCGCCGCTCCTCACGGCGCTGCCGGCGTCGACGGTCACCGCATCGGTGTTCGGCACGACGTGGACGACCTGGACGGCGGTCGGTTCGACCGCTGACGGGTGGCAGTTCAACGACGCCCTCTCGACGGATGACGTCGAGGCGGCTGAGTCGTACTACCCGGTCCGCACGATCACCACGAAGCGTGAAGCGAAGATGGCGGTCGCTCTCCAGGAGTTCACGGCGAGCAACCTCAAGAAAGCACTCAACACGACCACGGCGTCGACGTCCGGCTCGGGTGCGACCCTGCTGACCGAGATCGTGCCGCCGACGGTGGGCGCTGAGGTCCGGTCGATGTGGGGCTGGCAGTCCGAGGACGACACGGTTCGCTTCATCGCCTACCAGGCCTTGCAGGTCGGTGACATCGGTACTCGGTTCACGAAGGGCGCCAACAACGCCGAGCTGACGTTCGAGCTCAAGCTCGAGGTCGCCACCGCCGGTGTGTACCGGATCCAGCTGGCCGGCGCGGTTCGGGGCGCATGATGACTGACCCGTTCGAGGCTGCTGTCGCCGAGTCGGAGGGCGGCCGGTTCGTCGAGGCGTTCGGCAATCGCTACGACCTGCGGGCGAAGGTGCCGGGGATGCCGCTGCTCAAGTTCTCCAAGCTCGCGTCGAAGGGTGTCCGGTCGGACGACCCGGCCGGCGGGGCCGCGATGTACGACCTGCTGTCGTCGGTGTTCACCCCGGAGGTGTGGGCGCGGTTCGAGGACGACGCGACCGCTGCTGGCGCGGACGCCGAGGAGTTGTTCGCCGTGGTGGCGAAGGCTCTCGAGGTGATCTCCGGTTTCCCTACCACGCAGCCCTCAGCCTCGCCTCCTTCGCCGTCGAGCACTACGCCGAGCTTGACGGTCTCCTCTTTCGAGGAGCGGAAGCGGGCGCTGGGGATGGTGCCGGTAACGCCAGAGTCGATGGCGGATTTGGTGGGCTGACCTGTCGTCGGCTCTGCAACGTCGTGTACTCGCTGCTGGTGCGGAATCTCGACGAGAAGGAGCGGGAGAAGTTCGACCGTGACCTGTTCACCCCGCCCGAGTTCCGTGATGCGTTGCGCCGGCTGAATCAGAGGGGGGTCGCCTGATGGCTGGGACTCCTCTCGCCCAGGCTTACGTCGCAGTCCGCGCGGACACGTCGAAGATCAAGGGCGACATTGACTCCGGGTTCTCCGGCGCGTCCGCCGAGGCGGACAAGCACGGTAAGCGTGCCGGTTCGCAGTTCGCCGCCGCCGCGGGTGTCGCTATCGCGGCCGGTGCGGTCGCGTTCGGCAAGTCGTCCGTCGAGGCGTATGTCGAGGCAGAGGCGTCACAGAACAAGCTCGCCGATGCGTTCAAGAAGTTCCCGGCGCTCGCGGACACGAACCAGGCGGCGTTCCAGGCGCTGAACGCGGAGATTCAGAAGAAAACCCGGTTCGACGACGACGCCCTCGCGTCCGGGCAGGCGACCCTCGCGCAGTTCGGCCTCACCGGTAAGCAGGTCTCGGACCTGACGCCACTGCTGGCCGACTACGCCGCGAGGACGGGCGTCGACATTCCTACCGCTGCCGAGCAGCTCGGCAAGGGGATGCTCGGGCAGGGCCGCGCGCTCAAGTCCGTCGGCATCGACTTCAAGGACACGGGGTCGGTCGCCGGCAACTTCGACGAGATCATGGGCGGCCTACGCACGCAGGTCGGCGGGTTCGCCGAGGGTGAGGGCAAGACGGCGGCCGGCCAGGCCGAGATCCTCAAGAACCAGTTCGGCGAGGTGCAGGAGACGGTCGGTAAGGCGCTCGTGCCGATCCTGCAGAAGCTGGCCGAGGTCGGGCTGCAGGTGGTCGGCTGGATCCAGGACAACATCACCGTCGTCGGTCCGCTGGTGGCCGCGATCGCTGCCGTGGTGGCGGTGCAGTGGTTGTGGAACGCGGCAATGGCCGCGAACCCGATCGGCCTCATCATCATCGGCATCGCGGCGCTGGTCGCGGGCGTGATCTACGCCTACAACCACTTCGAGACGTTCCGCAACGTCATCGACACCGCGTGGGACGTCATCAAGACGGCGACACAGTTTGCGTGGGACAGGGTCATTCACCCGGTCTTCGACGCCCTCGTGGCGGCGTTCCAGTGGGCCTGGCAGCAGGCGCAGGCGGCGGCCGGGTTCATCAAAGCCGCATGGGACGTCATCTGGCAGGCCGCGGAAACCGCGGTCAGGGAGACCCGTGCCCGGTTCGACGGGATGATTGCGTTCGTCACCGGGATACCGGGTCGGATCACGTCGGCCCTCGGCGATCTCGGACGGCTTCTCCTCGACGGCGGCCGGAACCTGGTTCAAGGTCTCCTCGACGGGGCGATGGAACGCATCCGCGGGATCGGCGACTGGGCGTCCTCCATCAAGGACAAGATCGTCGACGCCATCAAGTCGGTGTTCGGCATCCACTCGCCGTCGACGGTGTTCGCCGGTCTCGGCGGGAACATGATGGCCGGACTCCTCCAAGGGCTGCTGCAATCGCCGGAGCTCCTCCTGTCGGCGGTGAAGGAGATCGGGTCGACCGTCATGGGCGGCCTCGGCGGTCTCGCGTCCGGCGTGGGCGGGTTCTTCTCGAGTCTGTTCGGCGGCGGTGGCGTCATCGACGCCGGCCGGATCTCGCTGCAGGGCGGGATGCTCGACACGGACACCTACGCCCGCATCAACGCCGCCCTCGGCGGCCTGTGGTCGCTGACGCAGGGCTCCTGGTCGACGTCGGTGGCGGCGTCCGCTGGCACCCACGCCGGGGCGGGTGTCGCCGACATCTCCCCACTCGGCGACTCATGGATCGGCGCACAGACCAAGCTCCGCGCGGCCGGTCTCGACGCCTGGTTCCGCAACTGGGCGGGCAATCAGCACATCCACCTGGTCAACCCGCACGTCTCTGGTCTGTCGTCGCAGGCGCTGGCGCAGACTCTGTCGTTCATGCAGGGCGGTACCGGCCTGGCGTTCGACCGTGGCGGCTGGCTGCCGACCGGGGCGACGCTGGCGGTCAACAACACCAGCTCCCCGGAACGGATCCTCGGACCGCACGACCAGATCCGGCTGCACCCTGACGACATCGCCGCCTTGGGTGCGGTTCTGGTCCGCGGCGTCCGCACCGGGCAGTCGGTTTCGGCGTCGCAGTTTGCGGCGGGCACCGTCTGATGGCCACCATTACCGCGTCCCTCGTCGGGACGATACTGCCGAAGAACGTGCTCGTCACGGTCGCGTCGCTCGCCGCCGGTGACACCGTCACTGTGTATCGGGTTTACAGCGGCGCACGTCAGGGCACGGTCCGCGGCGCCGTCGGTGTGGTGCCGGGGTCGGCGCTGGTCGTCGCCGACGTGCAGGCCCCGTTCGGGATCGCCACCACCTACGACGTCGAGATCACCGCCACCAGCGGGACGCTCACCACGCTCACCTCTGCCGGGGTGACGGTCACCGACCCGGGACGGCACCACCTGTCCGACCCGTACACCGGCGACGGGGTGTTCGTCGACCTCGTCGCCCCCGTCGGGTCCCGCTCCCGCGCCGGGCAGGGTTCGTTCGTCCGCCCCGCCCGCCGAGCCCGCGGCATCTCCCTGTACGACGTGCGGGCGGCGCCAGCGGGGTCGATGACTGTGTTCACCCGGACGGCTGCCGAGTCGGACAGTCTCGACGTGTTCCTGGCGTCCGGGGCGCCGATAGTGTCACGGAAACGGAACGCCGCCAACCACTGGCCGGCGAGTGAAGTGATCGCCGTCGGCGCCACCACCGACGCTGCCGTCGGCCGCGGGCCGGAAGCCCGGTGGACCCTCGAGTTCAACGTGGTCGGCGACCCGGACCCGTCGCTGCCGGCGTCGCTGTGGACGTTGCAGGACATCCGCAACAGCTACCCGGCGGGCACGCTGCAGGATATCCGCAACAGCTACCCGGCGGGGACGTTGCTGACGCTCGCGCAAGTTGACTGGCCGTGAGGCCGAGCCTTCCCGGTGTCGACGCTCTCGTCGGCGAGTCACACGGGATTGTCCCTGTCGTGTCGTCATGGCTGGGCGGGTCGCTCCTCGCTGACAACATCCCCATCGTGGACGGGTCGCTGACCGTCGATGCGACCCAGAAGGTGCCGGAACGGTTGACGTTCACCGTGCCCCGATGGGACCCCGAGACCGGCATCATCTGGACGCGCGCCAACTCCCGTTCGCCGCTCGCCTGCGACGGGCAACGGCTGAGGGTTGTCTACGGGATACGACGAGCTAACACGACGGTGTTGAACGTCCAGCTCGGCTGGTTCCAGGTCATCGACGGTGAGGACGACGGTGAGCAGGTGCATGTCGAGGCGGTCGGCCTGCTGAACGTCGTCGAGGAGGACCGGCTGCTGTCGCCGACGAAGCCGGCCGCGTCGTCCACGCTCGGCGCTGAGGTGGTCCGGCTCATGTCGGCGTCGGTCGCCGCCTACGTGGACCCGGCGTTACCGGCAGTGGTGGCGCCCGAGTCGATGGCGTGGGATGAGGACCGGCTACAGGCGCTGTACGACATCGCCGCCGCATGGCCCGCTCGGATTGTCACCGACTCGTCCGGGACAGTCCGGTTCGTGCAACCCACCAACCTGGCCCCTGTGTACAACTGGGTGGACGGCGCGGCCGGGACGGTAGTGCGGGCTCCCCGGAAGTGGACCCGCGACGGGGTGTACAACGCGGTCGTCGTCCGGTCGTCGACGACGGACAGTGCCAGCCAGGCACCGATCCAGGAGGTCATGTACGACGGTGACTCGTGGTCGTCGACCCGGTGGGGCGGTCCATACGGGAACAAGCCGCGGTTCTTCGCCTCTCCGCTGATCTCCGACGTGGGTCAGGCCCGTCGCACCGGCGGGTCGCTCGTCCTGTCGTCGCGGGTACGGGCGCAGTCGAGGATCGTCGAGTGCGCTCCCGACCCTCGGGTGGAGGTGTACGACCCGGCGTCGGTCACCTACCGGGGAGAGACCATGACCGGATACGTGTCGGCGTACACGCTGCCGTTGACGGCAGCCGGTGGCGCCATGCATGTGACGCTGGCTCCGACGGGTGGGCCGACGTGAGGGACATGTCGGTGGTCACCCGGCAGGGCGACGCGTCCCGTGACTCCCGTTCGTACCGGCGTGGCCGGGTCGCCGCCATCGGCACCAACCGTCACACGGTGTCCATCGACGGGGGCACACTCTCCCTGCCGTTCCTCGGGTCCGGGTATGCCGTCGACGACGTCGTCATGGTCGCCACGAACGGGCTCGGGCAGCAGAACGGTTCCGGCGACTGGATCATCGTCGGCAAGCAGGGCACGTACACCCCGCCCGCGCCACCGCCGACACAGGCCCCGCCACCACCGGCCGTCAACTACTACACCGCCTCCGTGGTGCCCGTCTCGACCGGCTCCTACCGGGGCGGGTGGCGGTCCGACACGTCCGACCTGTTCCAGGGCGACTACACCGGCCGCGGCATCAACACCGGGGCCGCGTTCTACGGGGACCAGATCGTCGGGCTGGGTGCGAACCTGGCG